AACAGTACAGGAATGAGTCCCGGGGGTAACTAGGTCTAGTGCATTAAATGGGCTTCCACTATTCTGCGGATGCCAGAGGGGGGCGTAGAAAACTAAACCATTAACAGGGAAGTTCAGCCTACCCTTAGACCTCCACATATTCTTAGAGCCTAGAGTTTGCAGCATAATAGGTCTCCTTTAGGTGAGATAAATGTATCTGACGCCTTCCCCTGAAGATAAGGCATCCACATAAATATCCGTGAGATTATCAACATCTATCGGTGGAGTCCAGTCCCCAGGATAAAGGATAATTCCTGTCCCTGTGGCGATTGAAGCATCTACCCCAGTTGCGCCTACGGCTACTGCCGTAGTATTATCTGTCTGCGCCTGGATAATCACTGTCTTGGCTGGTGTAGAACTGGCAACTATACATTCATCTGACCCTGCTGTAGTCACTACTTTATAGCCGTGCCCTATGCCTGTAATGTTATGCCCAACCTTGCCAATAACATTTGTTCCTGTAGGTAAGGCGGAAAGGAGGAATTGCCCACTTGAGTCAACCAGTGGAATATACCATGTCCCACTTCCATCCTTTGCTGTATTTGCCAGTACAGGGTGTAACTGCCTCCCCTTCTGGTCTTCCGTTAATACCGAATAGTCTACCATATTAGCCTCCTAATTATACTGCTTTCTCGATTTCCTCTTTTGGCCCTGTGCCGTTATGTGCCCGTTCTGTAAGTCTCCAACCAAAGGTATGATTTACTACTACAGGGATTATCACAATACCCCTTCTCCTACCACAACAAGGGCATATAGTATCGTGTCTATCCTTTATAGAACTCATCTCCTCATATTCCTTCCCGCAGGTTAAGCATCTATACTGGTACAGCGGGCACATCCAAAATCTCCTCAATGGTTTTACCACCTACGGCATTACTTGTCTGTCCGTTATACTCACTCTGTTTCCTGAGATAGCCAGACGGTTCTAACATCCCATTGATGAATGTGAAAAGATATTCGCCGTCAGAAGTTATCTCGCAATTTTTTAACCTCTTAAGTTGAAACGCCTTCAGTTTGCGGAACTCCGTTATCGTGTAAGTTGGTATCATCTCTGCCATATTATTCCTCCAGGAGCTTCTTAATCTCTTCTGCGTGAGCTTGCAGTTTATACACTATCGAGTGTTTGCCCCCATATGGTTCTGGCTCTTTCCAAAGTTTATGATGAGGTGCGCCTTCAGGTCTTGGTCTCCACCTACCGTCCAGTATCGCCTTTATCTGCTCTTCTAGCAACCACTCGCCACGAAAACTGTAATCTGTGTCATGTTCTACTTCAGCTTTGTATATCTTAAAAGCAGCTCGATATAAGGCTTTACGGCTGCCGTTCTTTTCATATTCAAAGAACTTGTCCTCAATATCAAACAGGACGTGGGTATTAGGCATCTTGCAATTTTCTTTGGTTATCTCCGCTGGTATCCTTTTAGCGGAAGTTAGTAATGTTCCGAATATATCCGAAATGGACTTAGCCTTGATAATCGCCAATCGCAAAGGGTCTTTAACAAACTGGATAACATACTCCCTCCAGGGATGGCCAAGCATTAAACGGGTAAATAACTGTATTCTAGGTAGGGGGGACGGCTTGAAATATTCCTCTGCGATTATATGTTTTTCTTCCCTGAATTTACGTAGTGCCTCCTTCGATAGGTCGTCTTCAGGACAAATAACATGCCAATCCCTATACATCTCTTCGAGCATATCTGCCATTACTGCTACCTTTAGGAGAAGGGAGGATGTTAGCCTCCCCTCTCCATTTGGTTTATTCTATTCTAGTCTTGCGTCTATGAGTCCATAGGTAGCTGCACCACCAGCGGCGTCAGCACCGATTTCCATGACCCATCCGACAGCACCGAGGTCGGCTCTCGTAGCCTCATCGTAGTCCATAGCTGCTACTGCGCCATCGTCATCTTCAGACGGTCTGACCTGCTGACCCATAACTACCGTACCATCAATCAAGGCAGTAACTGGGCCTTTGGTCTGTAGCCAACAGTAGTAGTCCGCGGTCACGGCGGCCACCGTCCATCCACAGGGTGTAGCCGTAGGGTTTGATGCATGGATGAGAAACTTACGAAACTTGTTGTGCATCACCGTAGCTTTGGTTGTGCCAGTTGTAGTGGCAAGCCGTATCGGGTCGTAGAGAGTTAGTACTCCCGCACTCGCCCCAGTGATAGCAGGGTGGCTCTTGATACGATACTTAGCACCCTCGCCAGTCGCATCGTACATATAAATGTAACCCTGAGCCAGTTCGTTCTCGGCAAGGTCGTCAGTGGTTGCAACTTTAGGATAGAAGTTAATAGTGGTATCCCCTATCGTTGTCGTACCACAGAGTTCATTTATATGCCCTGCCAACGGGACAACAGACTGGCATAGTGCGCCAATCTCCACCCCCGTCCCTCCGCATAGGGCATAGCGGTATATCTCACGACCATATTCTAGTTTCGTACCGAGTGGGTACTCCTGTGTAGCCGACTCCTGATATGGGTCTATGTCATCGTTGACGGTAATCTGCTTCAGATTATCGTCAGGCGGGATAGTTACTATCATGCCTGACGGGAGTACGACTTCAGACCACCGCCTCTTAATGGTTATGTTTCTAGCTGTCAATTTATTTCCCTCCTTCTTCCCCTAACTAGCTAGTCTATTCAAGGCTTGCGTCTACGAAGCCGTAGGTGGCAGCAGCGCCACCAGCATCAGCACCAATTTCCATTATCCAGCCAACAACACCTGCGTTAGGTTCAGTCGCTACATCGGGGTCAAAAATCTGGACTGCCCCATCATCTTCAGCAGATGGTACACAAGGTTGCCCCATAACTACTGCCGAACCGCCACTGTCTATCAAAGAACACAGTGGGCCTTTGGTCTGCAACCAGCAGTAATAATCTGCCGTTACAGCAGTTACCGTCCATCCACAGGGTGTAGCAGTAGGTGGTGATGGGTGAATTATGAACTTGCGGAACTTGTTGTGTATTACGGTAGCCAATAACCCTGATGTAGCAATCCTGATTGGGTCGTACAAGGTCAATGTTCCCGAAACCGCACCAACTATTGCAGGGTGGCTCTTGATACGATACTTAGCACCTTCACCAGTGCTATCGTAGATGTAGACATACCCTTGAGCCAGTTCGTTCTCAGCAAGGTTATCGGTGGTTACCACTTTAGGGGTAAAGTCTAACGTGGTAGCCTCAACCGCCGAAGAACCGCAGACCTCATTGATATGCCCTGCTAGTGGTACGACTGACTGGCACAGCGCACCGATTTCCACACCAACCCCACCTTCCAGAGCATAGCGATAAACTTCAGGGCCATACTCTAACTTTGTGCCAAGTGGGAACTGTTGAGTAGCTGAAGTCGCATAGGGGTCAACCTCGTCACTAACCGTAACTTGAGCCAGGTTATCATCGGGCGGGATTGTCAGAATCATGCCCGATGGGAGAACGATATGGCTCCATCTCCTTTTGATAGTTATATTTCTAGCTGTCATCTTTATCCTCCTTTTTTCCTATCCGTACATCCATTAGGCATTTAAGCCCGTCAGTACAGCCAGACTGTATTTACTGGCACACATCAGACCAGTGTACCAGACGTAGCGGTTGAGGATTGCATTGTAGTTCTCTACAATTTCCTTTCGCTCATGTTTCATCTCGCCAGCGTTTAGTCCCTGAACTTTCTTCTCACCAATTTGCATGGCAAAGATTATGCTGTGGTCTAGGTCTCCGGTGGCTGCTCTCGCAGCATCGTAGTTATAGGTACTAGTTGTTAGGATACCAGGGGTGGTGTTGATTGGGAAGTTATCCGGCAAGAAGTCCGAAACATAGATGGGTATTTCATCGTATGTTGACATAAACTTACCAAACATTTCCGATTGAGTCAGTACCAGACCGGCACCACTACCTGCACCACTTGCCCTCTGGAGAGTATTGAGTCGCCGTCTTGACAGACGAGACATTAACAGGACATCAGGTTTCCCTGGTTTAATCCTGTCAATCAGTTCGTCAATCATCGCCATTGTCATAGTCGCTTCGGTAGCAGCACCAGCTAGAACCTGGCTATTGTTTCCTGCCAACCCAGGAGCAGCACCATCAAGGTCGGTAGTAGTAGACGATTCGAACTCGGCAATTATCCTCAGTAGTCCCTTGAACTGTTTGGAATTAGACTGGGTTGAAGTTTGCCCAACTATGAGAGTTTTCTCCCATTCGTGAGCCATCGCCTGAGCAGCCAGTTCAGCGTCAATCGCCTCTGGGTTCTGGGTAGCATTTAGGGCAATCGCCGCCTTATCGGTATAGGCGTTCTGAATCATGGTGAAGATGTCGGTAGACCTCTGCTCGTAAGCCCCCGTGCTTTCTGGAATCTGGTCTCCTACTGTCAACCATGAGGCAGTAGGCAGAGATGTAGAGATGTTATACTTGTAAGAGTTGCCCTGTATCGATTTCATCGGCATAGCCCCAAGCATCGGGCTTTCCTTAACCAACCAGTTAGCAACACCTTTAAGGATTAAATCTCTATCAAGGTATTCGTATTGAGTGAGATTTTGCACTTTATTTCCTCCTATTTACTTGTCACTTTTTTGAATCCCTCCACCAGTATCTCGCTTGGAGTCAACTTGGATAAGTCTCTTCCACCTGATGCACTGGGGAGTCCTGTGTCAGGTTTTGTCCTCTTGGGTTTATTATTCTGAGCCTCTGCGAGTGCCTGTAACTTCGCCCTTTCCAGTTCTATCAGCAGAGCCTTTTCCTTCTCTGTTTCCGCACCAGCTATCTTTTCAGCTAATGTGGTCAGTTCAGTGATAAACCCTGCGTCATCATCTGGAAGAAGTAAAGTCAGTGCCTCGGTAAAGGCGGTAACTTCTTTAACGCTTTGTGTTGCTTTTTGATGGTTCTCCTCCCATTCCTCTTTCTCAGTATTTAATGCTCGTCTATCCGCAATTAACTTCTTAACCTCATCCTGAAATACCCCTACGGATTCGGTCTTCCCCCATTCATCAGTCTGGGCTTCCTGAAGTTTAGCAAGTACATCATCTTCTTTTTTATAGGTAGCTTCTTTAAGTTGCTTTTTAAGGTCAGTTATCTGAGTCTGATAGGTTTTTAATCCCTTATCAGAGATAGAATCAGCCAGAGTCTTAGCCTTCTTCTCGATAGCCTTGTCCAGTTCCTCTTGAGTCTGGAAGGTTATCGGCTTGACTTCAGACTTAACTTCAACCTTAGCCTTAGTCCCTTCCTTCTCAACGGGTTCGGAGGTATCTTCAGTTTCAGGTTCTTCTACTTTGGTTTCCTCGGAGACTTCTTCCTTAGTTTCAACTACCATATATTTCTACTCCTTACTTTTATTTGTATCACATTTTACAATAACTGTCAATTAGTGCGAACCAACTACTGTCCTCTATTCTGAGAATATCCCCTGACTGGAGGTAATGTGCCGGAACTGGGGGTTTGCCTGTTCTGGGAATACCCACCGATAGAGGGAAGCCCACCACCCACCCCAGATTCTCTGTAGCCATCCCACCATCTACCATTGTCTATACCAGTTAGCCTTTCAGCTTCTATCTGCCTTGCAGCTTCGGGTAAGTCCTTAATCCAATCATCTTTATGTTCCAAGATATAATCTCGATACTTTGTGGGGAGTTGAGCCAACCAGTTAAACGTATCCTTTTCAATAGTGTTCCAATCTATCGGTAAGTCTGATTTTTCAATTAGTTCTGACTCATACTCACGGTATTGATTCATATACTTATCTTCTGGCGATAGGTTTTCATCCATCCAGCGATTGATTCTCTCCACCGCCTTCGCATCAAGAGCCTCTTTTGCCGACCATAATACGGCACGCCCCCCAGAGTAGTAGGGGCGGATATAACCACGTTGATTGTCATATTCATACTTACTTATCTTCCCATCAAGTAAAGCCTGAGCCGCCAACTCTAGGTTTTCATTCCTCTGTTTGACAACCCTCTCCGTCTCATCGAAATACCACCTCTCAAAGTCTGTACCCTTCTCAGCCCATTCCTTACTAGCCCCCTCCTCCAGTTTCGCTAGGTCAGAATGATTGCGTTTTAATTCGTCAATCTGTGCGCTATTGAGACTTTCATAATCTGTGCCAAAATCCTCTTTAGCGTACTTCTCTCTAAGTGGTTTAACTTTATCCCAGGTAGTTTCGGGATAGGCTCTGCCTCCAAGAAACTCTACAAGCCCTCTGACTCCACGTTCTAAAGTAGTACCACCTTCCATAAGAGCATTTTCTACCCAAATCGGTGTTAGATTACCAATAAGTACTTCCTTTGTAAAATGCATCATTGAATCTCTGGTTGGGTCTCCAATAAAGTTTCTACCTGTTATCAGGTCTATAGCAGTCCCTACGGCTGGGGAGAGATTACCACGTAGAAAACGGATACTAGGGTTATCCATTGAGAAAGCAAATAAGTCTTCCTCGTTACCATCTTGAATTGCCTTAGTCCATTGCCCCATCAGGCGGATAACACTTCGGACTTTAGAACCTGGCCCAACCTGTTGCCCTGCAATATTCCACGTCAGAAACTCTGTGCTACGTGGGTCAAGATGTTTTAGTGGGTCTTCACGCCGTGCCAGACTAATAACGATAGCCATAGCAACCACAGCAGTTATACCCATAGCCAGATATTCTCTAGCGAGTTTGCCACGTATATTATTTCTACCCAAGTCAAATAGCAGACTAGCTATGGCCCTATTATATCGTGGTGCTAGTAATGTCGCCGTTTCCCCTTCTCTCCATGCTGGAGATACGCCTATACGTTCTGAAGAGGCTAATCCCCTGAACTCATTGATAAACATATTGACTTCTTCAATAGATTTCGGGTCTTTAGCCAGAAAATCTAGCCCTTTTCTCATTTCAATACCAGCTACATCCAAAGCCGTTTCAAAGAACCTCTGGAATGGCTCAAGTAAAGTAGCCCCCGTTTTCCCTAATAGCCTCGGAGCAAATAACCCCACCTGTTTTAAGAAATTTTCCTCTTGCGGTATGAGTCTTAATTTGGATGAGAGTAACCCACCTTTTTGCATGGCTTCAGTAAACTCGGTAGAACCACCCCGTGATAGAATGAGGTCAGGATTAGCATTAAGCAAGTCTCTGTTATTAGCATAATAATTGGTAAGAAATTGGGGACTCATCAACCCCCTTAATGCACCAATAGCCGCCTTACCATAGACGGCAGGATTCCCACCAGCAAGATATAGTAGTTGGATAAATAAAGGCGAGAAGTCTCCAGCCAACATGAAGTAACGGGAAATCGCATTTACTTTATTCACAGCGCGCAATATACTCGGTGCTGTGGATTGTAAGTCCTTGTTGATAGCCCTCGTAATTTCCTTTGCCTCTGGGCCAGTGAATATCTTGCCAGCGAAGGCAGGGGCAGATACCGCCCCCTCATCATATCCCACCTGCATGGCTATTTCTCTAGCTCTCGCTCTTGCCGCCGTAGCCTTCCAATACTCCTGTTGGGACTGCTTAATTAGTTCTTTGGCTTTAGCCGTGAGAGATTTTACCTCATTAGCCGTTTCTTCCCCTTTCTGTAGACGGGGAATTAAATTACTAAGTCGTTTAGCTTCAGCAGGATGCACATTAGCGATAGAGTTTATCGTACTATCTGGCACTCTCTCTCCACGAACCGCCCTGTTAAGTGCCGCCAGTAGTTGTTTGCTCTTTTGTAGATTAGACTTGGCAGACTCAGCAGCCAAAATTAAGTCATCAGGTGCTTTTGTAGTGCGCCAGTCTACTTTACTCAATAGCCACTCGGCGGCTTCCTTGTCAGCCACTCTTTGGAAAGCCCCTTTGACATTAAGGGCTATTGCGGCATCTTCTGGCATAGGATAGAAACCAACTTCAATACCTTCCTTTTGGCTACTGAATACTCTATGCTTTTCTACACCAAGTTTTTTACCTGGCCTAGCCCCACCAGTACCTATAGTACCACTTTCAACTATCGTGCCATCAGATGTTCTCTTGAACAACCAACGGCGACCAGCATATTGACCACCTTCCTCAAAGGATAGTTCGTTAATGTTAATATCATTACGTCTGAGAAAGTCTAGTTTCGCCTTCTCAATCTCATCTGCATTGTTAATCCACCATTTCTGAGCCTCGGTTAGTTTATTGACATATTTCTTTGGATAGGTGCGAATATCGTTGACCGATAACCCTTTTAGTTTGCCAGAGGCAATAAATCCCTTATCATCTAGTTTGCCGAATATCTTTTCTTGATTGCCTAACTTCTCCAGATGGGATAACACGGCAGCACTTCTTTGTGTAGACTCGAACCTCAGTACTGCACGGATAACCTTGTATTTCAGACTTGGGTTATCAGCAATAGCGGCAGGATTAAAGTGGGACATTATCTGTCTCATCATGGGGAGATTAGCGAATACACGCCAGTCATCTTCCCTGAACATTATTTTAGCGATTTCATCAGCAGAACGAAGGTTAGGCATAATCCCTTCCCACTCAGAAGGAACTCCCTCCACTAATGCCACTTCTGTAGGATTAGACGGAGGCACATCATCAGGTGGCTGCCCTAATGGAGGGCTAATCCTTTCTTGAGGCATATCTATCGCACTTGTAGGTTCTACCGCTGTTACAGCCGTCTCAGGGGCTTGTGGGATAGGTTCAGTAACTTGTCCTGTCTGAACAGAGGTAGAAGGAGGCATAGTAACTTCGGCAGTTGGTATTACGATAGCTTTGTTACTATTGGGATATTTTAATGACAGCCTTCGGTCAGTAATTACCCCCAAATCTCTGACTTCAACGCCAGGAGAAGGATTACCTTCTGCAATAGTATAACCTTGTTGTTTTCCCTCTCCCCCTGCACGTTCTATATGTGCTTCCCCCATTACTTTACCAGTAATTCTATTCCCATCAGGGTCAATCCATGTTACCCATTCTTGGTCTTTTAACTGAATCATATTTACTGTTGCTTTTTGTTCATAAGCCGTTGCGCCAAAACCATAAACAGTAACGGGGGTTGTAACCTCTGGCGCAGGAGTAACCTCTTGTGCTATCGTTGTAGGTTCTGGGGCTACAATCTCAGCAGGTTTGGGTATTATCTTACCTGTTTGGGCATCAAAGTTCGGAGTTCCTTGAGATTGGGATGCCAAAAATGCCTTTATGTCTTCTTCGGAATAACCAAAAACTCGTCCAACTTTAGTATGCCATTCTGGAGTAAACTTTTGTTCTGAAGGTAAGCCCATGAGTGTTTTTAATTGTGTGGCGAGACTCTTATCCCCTTTGGGGTAGTATAAATAACCCCATCCAGTTTTTTCCTCAACAATATTCTTAGGGAGTCTACCAATATACTTATTAGCTAAATCAACAATAGGTTTACGCCCCGAAAATAGAGCTTTCATTTCTTCATCTGCCATCCCAAAGGGTCTCAATGTACCCTCTGTAGGTATTATCTTACCCATTTCGGGTACTATAGGAGGTATCCTTTCAGGTAACTGCCCACCAGGAGTAGCCTTTGGAGTACCCCCCATAGCCATAGCACCTGTCTGAGTAGCTCTGGGAATAAGCATTGTGATATATTGTTCTGCTGCCTTTTGCGCTACACTTTCAGTTTCCTGTACTACTTCGGGCTTAGGAACATACTTACCTCTAGCAAAGTTAAAGGCGTTCTTCCAGTTCTGTGCCATCGAGAAACGTCTGGCTAATACATTGGTGAACTCATTAGCAAATAACTGGGCTTCCTCTTTGCTTAATGGGATATTCCTAGCCTTCGCCTGCAAACTCAAGTTCCTCATCAAAGAGCCATAAAGCATAGCATTGGTAGCTTCCTTAATCCCCTGATAGCCTATAGCCCCGACTGTTACGGCTGCGGGTATACCCACAATAGCCGCTTCAGCAGCAGGGAATTGCCTCGAATATTCTACAAAGCTTAACCCTTTAGGATTTTCAGTAGTCTTACGCCCTGATAGAATATCGAGTATAAAACCTGCGCCCTCTCTCGGTTTTGGTAGTTCTGCAGATGGTATTGCTTTCTCCGGTTGGGTAAAAGGCATCCTTGTTAAAGGTTGCTCTTTAGGAGGCGTAACCAGTTTCCAAGACTTCTCTTCTGGATTAAAATAATGGCTTTCACCTTTTGCCTCTGCAGCACGTTTTAGTTGCTCATCTAGTGTGAGTTCTCTTAATGGAAGATTTATTATCCCTTCTTGAGTGGGGGCGAGATTAGTCCCAAATGAAGGAGTAACCGAATCAGAAGTAAAGGGTACAGCCCTCCCTTGAGCATAACCTCTTACTGGAGGCACAGAGGCAGTACGCAACTCGTCAAGTTGGTCTTTCTCGTCCAGTAAGTTCTTTACTAATAGGTCAGATGGGCTTGTCATTTGAGCGTTCTAGTCCTCGGCCTTAATATTCCCGAATAATATCCCCTTTCTCTTGGGGTAAGACTCTTGAATTGGCCGATTAAACCACCGCTTGCCTTCAACCGTGCCAGATATTGTGACCAGGGGTCGCTGGCAGCTACCTGTTGCGTAAAAGACTTGTCCCCAGGACGCTGTTCGGGTATGCCAGTTCTTAATATCGAACTCATTAAGTCCTGTTGCCAGTTAGTTCTCTGTTGTGGCATACCAGTTTCTTGATATATCTGAGGCAAGCGGCTTTCAAAGTATCTCGATGCAGCAGGCGAAATATCAGACCGAACTCCCGCAGTTACACCAGCACTAAGTTGAGCAGGGGAAGGTGCAGCCCCTAAAGCAGCACTCACTTGCCCAGAACGTATCTTTGCTAATTCCTGCCCGTAAATGTCAGACCCCTTCTCTATCTGTTGACTACTGAGAATACCCAATTGTTTCTGGCGTTTCTCTTGTTCGGCTAGTATTTGTTGAGTGTTCTGTTGTGCTATAAACTTATCAAGTTCAGGATTAGAGGCATAGCTTTCAATCATCTGACTAAACTGGTTTTGGGGTAAACCAACAAGCCCTTTACCTAGCATATCGGCGGTTAGTTTCTGTGCAGTAAGCGGGTCTTTGCCTCTATACTGGGTAAGGTAATTTACTACATTCTTGTAATTATCAGAATATGCCCTGATTAGTTGGGTCTGCCCATTATCATCATACCCTGAAATATCCACCTGAGAAAGAACAGTCGCCAAGTCCTGCGCCTGTGATGAAGCATACTGGCTATTCCCAAAGATATTATCTAACAGCCACCAATAAATGTCACTAAAGTCAAAATACTGTGGATTTCTAGTATCACCTTCTTGGAATCCCTCTCTAAAAGGATAAGTCATCATCCACCTCCGAATCTACTGATAAATCTCCTGAACCTACCCTGATTAGGAGTAGGTTGAGTTGCTGCTGCTGGAGGAGGAGGCGCAACCGCCGTAGTATCCGCCGATGGTGCTACCGCCTGTGGTATATTAGGTTGGGCGGCAATACCAGATGTAGGGGCAGAAGGTACACCCTGCTGTGGTTGACTAGCTTCCATCTTCATTCTCTCAATATCATCCATGATAAACTGCGCACCTTCAATATCCCCATCTTTGAGAAGGGCTACCGCCAGATGGCGTAGTTTGATAAATGCCACTTCATTGGCTGCCTGATTGTCCAATTTCCTTTCTTCAGAGTCAGTATCAGCCACATTAAGGTACTTGTCCCTGATGGTTTGGTCGGAGAGCAGTTTGGCCTGTTTCAACTGGACGGACATACCGACATTTGCCATATCGTCCTGCGGGAAGTCGGTAATCAGTTCCGTCTCGAACTGCCAGCTATCATCAATATTTTCAGGTTCGACTTCCATCCTGAACTTCCTGTTAGAACCGTCTATCCCCTGAATCTCCATCTTGCCGAACTTGCCGTTTTTATACTGGCTGACTAACTCGTGAGCCAACCATTGATAAGCCCTCTCCATGAGTTTCTGGGGAGGTTTGATATTCTCCATAGAAGCATGGCGCAGGATGTTGATACCTGCCGCTGGAAGTGCTTGACTGATTTGCCCAAATGATACAGGCGCTTGCCCACCAACTTCTAATCTTCCGAGTAGATACTGCTGGAATGAGAAGAAGTCCCTGGTAAGTTCAGGGGGGATAAGGGGTGTCATCTTTTCGCCCTTACCTATATCAATAGGTATCTCGCTACCCTTCTCGAATGGGTTGCCTTCTAACGCAGGGAAGTTCCCGCCTTTAGTGCTATCCCACTCGTGAGCCATAGGAGTCTTAGCTGCCCTGCCCGCAAATGTCATGAGATAAGTCCCCATGCGACTTTCCGCCTCAAAAAGGTTACGGTTATTAACGAACACACTTTCACCCACATTCTTGATAGTATCGGTATAATCCTTACTCTGGACTAATGGAGTAGAACCTCCAGGAAGTATAAGTGCAGGTACGTGGTCTAAACCATGTTTTTCAGGTTTAAGTAGATACCCGTTACTTTTACTATTAGCACCATCCGTCCCGATAACTCCATGTTCATCCTTGTCCCATATATCATAGATAACTACTCTACCATAATTATCAGGCTTCAAGTCCTCTTTGTATTGGTCTTTAATCTCTTCTGGTGAAGCGTAGCGCATATTGCCCGCTTTAACTAACCCGTTATACCCTGAAGCCCAAGCGGTATTTAGGATGTCCCATACAGCGATATGAGGACAGACTTTGCCGTTCTTGCCATCATCCTTTTCATAGAAATAACAGAGAAGCCCAATCCAACCACGAATAGGTGCGTGCCATGAAAGTCCACTCTGAAGGGGTAAGGCTTCTGGGATACCACTCATCAGGTTATCCCTTAAAGAAATACACCCGTAGACGAAGCGTTCTGTAGTCGAGAGGTCTACCCTTTGCTGTTTATCTTCATCGGTAAGAGGGATAGAAATCTTGACCTTAGCTGAGGCGAGTACATTGATTATCTTGTTCGCATCAGTAGAAGGACGATTAGTAGTAAAGGAATCCCACTTCCCTTCCTTCTTGGGGATAGTGAACTGCTCAGACCTGATAAACCCAAAATCAGTCTCAAAGCGGTCTCTAAGGTCGCTGATAGTATCAAATTTCTTTTTAATCCAGCTTACATTTTCAGCAGCTTCGCCTAACATATCATCCTCCTAGCCATCACACGCCAAAAAGTCAAAGACATGGAATGAATACCTACTATTTGTCCATGATTTCGCAGGTAAGAAATGACCAGCCGTCTTAACCTATGAGCTAAATCATCTATAATTTCTTCGTCTAACATAATTCAACTCCTCTTGCTACGGTAAGTTCCGCCTACTTTTTCGAGTTTCAGCCCTTTAAGAACCTTGTCTATTGCCGTTGACTGTTCCTGAAGTTTGGCAAGAGCTTGCTTATAGAGTTTAGAATCTTTCTTGATTTCTTCCGCTTTCTGCAAGGTTCTCGCTGCGTCTTCTATTTCCCATTCCTTTTCCGATTTAACTGATTCAGTTGCCATGATAACCTCCTATTTACCTCTAACCTTCATACCACCTTCTACACCATAAAGTAATCGCATCTGTGCTTTAGCATTGGCCTTTGATGTTGCAGCAGCATGAACTTTCCCAGTCTGCTTATTGATAACCCGATATTTCCCCTTATTCTTACCAGAAGTAATTTTCTGCATAGCGTATGGCATATCCCCCCCCTACCAGACCTTTACTTTAGGTCTCTTGAAATCAAACGTAGGTCTCTCCGCAGGCAAGTAAGTCCCCAAGTACCTGAGACAATTATGCACAAGTATCCCATTCGCATAATATTCAGGGGTATCTTCTACAGAAAGATTAAAGACTTTTGCTGGTAATTGTGGCTTTGCGTGCAAGAACTTGACAGGCTTTTGAGCAAGTTCGTGTAAGTGAGTATTTATTAATACCGAATGATTCCCCGCAGATAGAGCAGACCCTTGCCTCATCATCAATATGGCTTTGCCTTCTATTCGCTGACTTACAGTTATTGGAACAGAATTTATGAATTGATATATCTCTAGTCCAATATTCCTTACCACATTGTTGGCATATTTCTTTATGGAACTTAGCATTTGCCCATAATCTAGTTCGGAGATTTTCTTTACCTTCTGGTGTTTTAGCCCACCTACGCCAGCCATCTCTAGCAAGGGGTCGTATTCTCGTAAGATGGTCATTCCATTCAGGAGGGAACTCGTATTCTGACATATGGTCTGCCATATGTTTGCCACTTGGGATACAGACGAGATTAGACAATTCATTATTGAGAGAATTACCGTCTCTATGATGGATGCAAAAACCTTTAGGTATTTCCCCATTCGCCTCAACCCAAATGATTCTGTGTAGATAACCGATATTAGATTTGAAATATATTCTATCACTCCTACGTGGGGAGGCTGGATACCTACCATATTTCCTGCCGTTGTAAATAACACATTCTCTTTCCATGTCTTTATTGTATCACCATATCGCAAGGAAGTCAATGGTATAAATCCCTTATCCTGAACAAAAACAGGATGGTCTGGAGTTCCCGTTAAAGTAACCCCGTTAGAGAACTGTGCTTTTATAACTTCCTTGATACCTGTTTCTCCTGCACAAGCCACCCTATGATAACCCTGTCTAGTGGCTACCATATCTCCAATCCTAACATCTTCAATAGGTATCTGCCCTTTATCAGTTTCAATCAAAGTGCCTTCAACAAAACAAGCCAATAAATGATACTTGGCCTCATCCTTAATCTTGTCCTTCGGCTTGTTCTCTTCATCCAGTTCCCACAGGCAATTGGCAAGTTCCATGAGTAAGTGGAATTGGTCATCAAAGACATAGATTTTACCCTGCTCAAAGAGTAATTTAACCCTGTCTATCTGAGAATTTACCCTACTAAGTAGAGGCGCGGTAATAGGCCAGCCCGACCTGCCATATCCCTGCCTTATCTCTTCCTCAGTAGTTAGATTCCCGCCTACAGATATTTCAACTTTTCTATCTTTAGTAATCTCCTTGAACTGGTCTATATGTTGTGCCATTGACTTACCTGCACCTGGGAGATATTCCTTGAAAACCACATAGTCTCCATATCTTAAGGACTCAGGTGCACCATCTGGTTTGGGCAGTTGCGCTCTTGCCACGAAGATAGCGGCGGGATTAGCCGCACCAAAGTCATGCCCTGAAAGTACAGGCCACTCTTTAGGTATCTCAAATCTCGGTATCTTGTTCATGTCCTTAAAACTATTATACACTAACCAGGAAGATTCTATCTCATCATCTTCAGCCATAAGTTCACGGCGTAGTGAGTCTTTAGACATCCCTGAAGCGACAAGTTTAATACCTTCCTCACTGATAGTCGGATTATCATAGGTTGTAAAATGAAAACATTTCCATATTCCCGTTTCATCATGCTCGTATTTCTTGAACATCGTAGAGGCATGGCGTGGGTCTTTTGCCTGGCTTCTACTTTCATCCGATAAGGAATGGGGGGTGAATATAAAGTTTGCCGTCCCATTCCTGTCAGCCAATAAAGGCGCACCAGCCGAAGCCCAAGTATCCTCGTCCATCAACTGAAAC